AAATGAGAGAAAGACAGGGGGGGTAGCCGTCCGTGCTAAAAAAACCCCCTCATTGAGCGCACCCTTACGCAGGTTGCATGACTTACATAATACTCTTAGATTATCAAGACTGTGGTCTCCACCGGCCTTGCGCGGAATTATGTGATCGATGTGCATCTCACCCTCATCTGTACCACACAATTGACACATACGACCATCACGCATGAACACTCGTTCACGCTGCTCTCTGTACCTACGAGAGTTCAGCTTATCTAATGCCATCCCTTAGCCTTCCAATGATCTAACGCTATGCAAGGCTCACCATAGCGATGACCAATGTACTTCAATCCCCATTGTATCTGCTTATACCCATCTACCCTAGATAGATACTCACTGCGTCCTTGAGGTATTCCATGATGAGAACCATTCTTAGCTTCTGGTCTCCAATTAGATTCTTTAGTATAGAGCTTATCTAAACATCTAAACTCTTTATAGTTATAGCCTAATGAATGTAATGCATATTCTTTATAGCTTACATATTGCATTGGTTTAGAACCACCTGCTTCAGGCATGAAGCATAGAGCTATCCCAATAGCTACTAGCACCCCGCGAGCTACGCCCCGAAGGGGCTCGCGGTGAGCCTTTGAGAGGCTCTGCTGAGTTAGCGTACCATCGATGTCAAATTCATTTGTAAAAGTCCTGCTCAGAGCGGTGTTTCGCATTGGATTAACTCCTTTGTTAGACCCTGTGGATAACTTCTGTGGATAACTATTTATCCGTACTGTAGAAGCCTTTGCCCTTGAAATGTGTAGCTGCTGCTCCTATAACTTTGACCATTGGCTCATTGCAATAGTTGCACAAGATCACTGGTCGATTGTGCCATCCATGATTGATCTCTTGACTAAGATTGCATCGTGAGCATTTGTAATCATAGGTTGGCAAGTTAAGCACTTCCTTATCATGTATGACCCACATCCAGAGCATCGGTCTATGTCTGCCTCAGTAGGTTCTTTGTCTAAGTGACCGTATTTTAATATGAGTAGTGGCAAGAGATCCTCAAGTCGGATTATCGCGGCATACTCACGCGCATCCTCACCCTGTCCGTTGAGTCTAATTACTCCAAAGCCCAATTCCCCCGAAAGAGCTGTGCGAGTTTTCAGCTGTGCTAAATATGCTTTCGGTTGAAATCCAGCGCGGGCTTTGACTTCAACATCGAATGGCACATTAACAATATCCTTGCCACTACCCCTTCCCACACATGCGCCTTGCCATACAGTCGATAGGTACTGTGCGACAACACGCTCTGTGCGGAAACCTCTGTGCTTCCTATGCTGACTAGGCATCAAGCATGAAGCCCATGACTAGACCTGCAATAAACATTGTTATGATCATAGCCGTAAAGAGCTTTTCGTTATCCATTGACTGCCTTGCACTTTGAGCATTGCCAAGTTACTACGCCATTAACAGAATCAGATGAAATATCTTCTAAGTCTCTGATTTGTACCGGCTCATTGCATAACTGACATGGTACGAAGGCGCTCATGAGATCTACCCATTCGCCATTGATCTTAATTCCTATGTGTCCCATTATACTCTCGCCTTCTGTGGTTGCCATTTGCCATCACTGCCTAACACATACCATTTGGCTGGGCATCGATGAGCTGATGAAACTGCAGAGTTGCACATATAACCACCCCACGCTTTCCCATTCTTCTCGCCTTCTTTCCAGAGCATATGTCCATGCTCGCATGATGGTGCTTCTACTGCTTCACCTGTCCCCATGATTGCAGCTACATTCTCCATAGCCTTCTCAAGTGTTACAGGTGCATCTACTACGCCCCTATATTCATTAACAGGTGTAGTCCAATAGTCCTGATCATCTGGCTTAACATCTTGCACTGCTGGCTTTGCTACTTTTGTAGCAACGACCTTAGTCATTTCCTCGCGGCTTGGTCTCTTTCCTTTAGCAGCATAACCTGCATTTGCAAGTGCCCGACCGATTGCCGAAGTTTCACAATTCTCCAATGCAGAAGTCTGATTAACGCCGCGATCAGTAACCTTTTCCTCAGCGAGTCCTGTTGAAAACGCGGAGCTGCATTGAGCAGTCTTAAATAGATACGCTTTGACAATGTATCGATCCTTTTCGCACACTTCCAGTTCAGTCGATATGCGGAAATCTGGATAGTCCTTAATAAACTTTTCAAGTCTCACCTCGACTGTCTCGTAATCGGCTAAATTAAACATAGAGTTCGTTTTCCTCTGTGGCTAGTTGTCCTGCGAGCGCGCCATAGCTGCATAGATCGACCCAGTTGTCAATGTGTTGTGCTGACTGATTAGTCCTTGCAAGTTTAACCAAGACCATGATCCCTGCGACTTGATAATCATGGATCGGTGTTTGTAAGTATGCTGAGAGCAGCATTGCGGTGTGCGACAGGTTATCTGAAGGGTGACCATACGAAAGCCCACGATCACGGATCGTGTCTGTGGCGGTGAGTAGGATTTCATTAGCGCGCATCTGTTGTCACTCGCTGAAATGACTTGGCTACGATTAGACCCTCGCGCTTGCCTTCGTTAAAGCCCTTAGCCCAACCTACTAAATACCATAAAGCATTAGCTGCTAAAAGCAGCACGATCATCGGCATTTCAAAGCTCATGCTGACACCGCCACATAATTGTAGTTGCGTACCCAGTTTTGCGCTTCTGTCAAAGTTGTGTGGTACATCTTGCTGTTCTCTACTGCTACCTCAAAGCCATGCTTGGCTGTTAGTTCTGCATCGATCTCAGCTGAGAACCATGTGCGATTACCGCAGTTGCTAATTATGTAAGCATTATCAGATGTCTTGTAAGACCATCCGTTTATTCTGTTGAACTTAATCATTTTGGTACCTATCTGCCCCAATGCCCTTGATTGGGTACAGGATTAGTGTTGCACAGCTGGGTGTCAAAACCTACTAATTTTGGTAACGAATTGATAACGATTATCTAGGTCTGCCGTAGGACTTTCCAGCCACAATGAATGTGCCGTCCTTCTCAATGTGGATAAGATCCACCTGAACCTTAGCCTTGTTTACATAGATGATGGCGAAAGCCTGTTGCCAGTTAGCAACGCCTTTAGTGTAAGCAGCTTGCTTAAAGTCCATAAGGTTGCCTACCTCGACACCATGCAGGACACGCCCTATACGCCCTCCAGAGGCCTCTGAGAAGGCCGATCTACCTGCTCTGTGAGTATGTCCTGAGATTACATTCTTGCCGTGTCTACGAGCCGCTTCAAGGGCTGATAAGCCCCCGTGTGGCTTGATAGGAGTATGGTCTCCATGCACTGCAATCCAGTTAGGTGCAATAGGCATAGGATTCTTATGGAAGGTTATACCTAACTCATCAAACTTCATGAACTTCTCAAAGCGTAGCTCTGGCAATGCTCCGAAGGCTGGCACTTTAGCCATAATGATGTTATACAGGCGATCTGTGTGATTACTACGGATGCAATCTGTAACGCCTAACTCCCAGAGAAGCTGCACTGCCTCATTACGATCATCGTCTAAGGTCTGGGCATATGAACCCATGCGCCCTTCCTCCCACTTGCTTATCTGTGGTAGGTCGATCTCATCGCCAATGGTGACTACTTGATCTGGCTTAAACTTAGTGATGAAGCTTGCAAGGTTACGGGTTGCAACCCTGTCATGGTACGGAACTTGAAGATCCGAGACTACGACTATTCGCTTAATCGTCATCCTCATCATCTACATAATCGCCGAGCTTCTCAGGCGGTACGCCATCGGGCAAGATCCAATGAGGGTAAGCCTGTGGCTCTGTAATCATGAACATAGCAATATCTTCTGCAAAGCCTGCTCGCTTGAGTGAGCAGAAGTATTCATACAACCCAATGCAATAAGCATCGAGCTTTGAGTAGCCTTGCTCCTCTAATGCCTTAGTTGCTTTTCTTGCCATAAGATAATTGTTACCTATCTAACAGGACAATGATTGTCTCGACACGCGCTTCTAATCGATTAAGTCGGTCATTCATAGAGCTACCGCCATTGGGCTTTAACTCTGCTAGGTAGTGTTTAACTAACCAACGCACTGCCATAG